GAAGAGTTGCTAAACAAAAAATTACTAACTTTGTTAAGTCCCCTATATTTGCTAAACAAGCTACGATGTTTGGACCTAAAGGTGGAATATTAGAACCTGTTAAAGCTACTAAAGTAGTTAAGGAGGGAAAAGAAGATGTATCTAGACAACCAACAAAACAGCCAGCCGTTGAGCAGAAAGCAGCTCGAGTTAGCCCTAGTAGTAGCGGAAAACAACCGGTCAGTGCAAAAGATGACAATACCGGAAGAACTAAAGCACCTGTCGATAGTAGATTGGTTCCAAGTACAAGAGATACTGGAGTCCCTGCAGGGCGAGCAGAGCCTAAGCGAGCTACACTAGAAAAACCTGTAGCCAAAAAGGAAACGGTTGTAGCTAAAAAAGAAACGCCCAAGGCTAAACGCCGCACCAAAGAAGAAGCACGTATCGAACGTATTAAACGAGCTGCTAGAAAACTACAAGGTAATGAAGCTTGGTTTGAATTAGCTACACCACCTACTAGAGCATTCCATGACGCTATATCTAAAGCGTATAAAAATATGGAGCAGAATGATATAGACAACCCTGATGATACAGATACTATTTCTGCATTACTACGAAACAAAAAAGTTACAGCCCCCACTGCATCGGCTGCACGCACATACTTTACTAAAATGGCACGCTCGGTAGATAACTTAATTAACATAGCATTTGACTATGCGTACAACACTCCTAAGTTTAAAGCTGGCCTAGAGACTGATATGGAAAGCCAATTCTTCTCAGGTATGAACGGAGTACAGTCACGCCTAGCATATAAATGGGTATCGGAAAATCTAAGCGAAGACTCTAAAGAAGTTCTAGATGAGTACGTTGAAAACTTCAATACCGAAAAAGACATGACTACTGAGGAGTTCATTAATAATCTATTCTTGCAGCCATCATTAGGTCAAGATGCTACTGTGCTTGATTACGAAGAAGCGATGGTAAAAGAGTACGAAGAAGCAATGCGCAAACAGCTGAAGCTAGAAAAAGACGCTGTATATAGACTCGGGCTACCTATGCACCCTGCTATCCAAGCAATGCTTAAAGTAGGTAACTTAACCGGTGCTCTAAACGCTATAGCCGCATCAACAGAAGGCGCACAATCCCGTATTGCTAAGTTATTAGCAGGTGCTGTCGGTAGCACTAAAGTTGAGGTTGTTAAAGGTTTACAAGATGAACAAGGCAACCCTGTACCGGGCTTATACGACCCTGCATCTAATACTATCAAACTCGATTCTGTTGATGGAATGCGCCTTCACGTCTTAGGGCACGAGGTAGTACACGCTGCTACATCACATGTTTTAGCAAACAAATTACACCCTGCTACTAAACAACTTACTAAGTTATTTGAAGAAGTTAAACCGTTCTTAGATACCGCCTATGGCGCAACATCTCTTGACGAGTTTGTAGCTGAAGCATTTAGTAACCCTGAGTTTCAAGCCAAGTTACAGGGCATTATACCTACTGGTACTACATCTGCATGGGAGCGGTTCTCTAACACTATAGTAAACTTTGTGCGTAACTTACTGGGTTTAGGCCCTAAATCTGTAGGCTCTGCTTATGACCAAGCGGATAAGATTATTTCTGCTATCCTTTCTACAGCGCCTAATACTCGTAACGCTGGCGCACTCTATGCTGCATCTATATCCGGCAATGGCGCTACTATATTAAACAATATGGGTGCTATAGCTAAAAACCTACCCGGCCTAAACGAAGAAAAAATAGACAAGTTCCACGAGTTCTTTACAGGTAGCGTGTTTGGTAAAGCTAAAGATTTAGTTCGCATGTCATTACCTTTAAACGCATTGGTAGATGTGGCTAAGAAGGACATCCCTATGGCACCCGATGTGGACAAGCTAGTAAACATGAAGTCCGGTGCAGAAAACAAACGCCATCAGATGATTGAACCTGTGCTTAAGCACGTAGAAACTTGGGCTAAAAATAACGCCAAGCTAGTGGACAATTTAAATAATACCGTATACACCTCTACAATTGAAGAAGTTGACCCGTCTAAACCTAGAGATACTTATGCCAAAGAAAAAGAGAAGTTAGAAGCATGGGATAAGATGCAAGGTGATTGGAAAGCATTGGGTGATGAGGGCCGTAATGTATACAGAGTTATGCGTGATACCTATGCAAAAATGTACGAAGAAATATGGGACACCTTAAAACAACGTATTGACGATGCAGTTGTAGATGAAGAAGCAGCTAAAAAGCTTAAGACAGAAATTTATGTTCGCCTATTTAAGAGCGGTAAAATTGAGCCGTACTTCCCATTGACTCGTACTGGTACATACTGGTTATCATATTCAGCCAAAAATCCTGATACTAACACTACAGAGTTTTATGTTGAACGATTTGAAACTAAGCGTGAACGTGAGCGTGTTGCAGAAGAATTAAAAGCCGAAGGCGCCACGGGTATACAGAAATTTGCAAACATATCTGAGATGAACTACCGCAATGCGCCACCTACCTCGTTTGTAAATAGCGTTCTTAGAACTATGGAAATCAACAAGGTGGACTCTAAAGTTACAGAAGAAGTAATGCGCTTGTTCTTAAACACTTTACCTGAAACATCTTTTGCACAGGGCTTCCGTAAACGTAAAGGCACACTGGGTTTTGAGCGCGATGCTGTAAATGCTATGCGCATGCGAGCCTTTAGTATGTCTAGACAGTTATCCAATATGGAATACGGTGCCAAACTATCTAAGTTAAAATCAGATATGTTGGAGTACGTAAGGTCGCAGGGTAGTGATGAAACTACAGTTGAATTTTATGAAGAACTATCTAAACGCATTGATTATGCAATAAGCCCTGAAGTACCACAATGGTCTAAAGTAGCTACCTCAATAGGGTTCAATATGACCCTAGGGTTAAACGTGTCTTCTGCAATAGTCAACTTAACTCAGGTGCCGTTAATAGTAATGCCGTATCTAGGTGGTAAGTATGGGTACTCAGAAACTACTAAGGCAATAGGTGCAGCATACAGAGTGTTCTCAACTAGTGGGCTAGAAAGAGAAGTTGACTCCTATGTGGTTATTAACGGGACCGAAAAGAAAGTTAAGACCAAGGCGTTCCCCTCAATTGATAACATAAACTTCAATGATAAGAACTTATCACCAGAAATTAAACGATTAGAAACTTTAGCTAAAGTGGCTCTAGACTACGGACAACTTAATAGGTCTCAGATGTATGATATTCTAGACGTTAATGAAAGTGGCACCCTAATGTCTAAAGTTAATGCTGTGACTGGATTTATATTCCACCACGGTGAGCGTATGAACCGTCAAGTTACTTTGGTTGCATCTTATACCTTAGAGTTAGACAGACTAAATTCAAGCAAAGCTACGGCTGAGGAGAAGAAACTATCTGCGGCTGAGAAAGAACAACGTGCGGCTGAATCGGCTATATACATGTCTGAACTTACCAATGGTGGTACTGCAGCTGCAGCTGCCCCCCGTATCGCTCAATCCGGTATCGGCAAGGTAATGTTTATGTTTAAACGCTACGGTGTTTCTATGTACTACATGTTATTTAAAACTGCACATACTGCTTTGAAAGACCAAGACCCAGACGTTCGTAAAGCAGCTAAACAACAAATAGCAGGTATATACGCTTCCGCTGCGCTATTCGCTGGTATTAGGGGTATCCCTATGTTTGGTATGGCAGCCATGATTTATGATTTGTTTAAAGACGATGACGATGATGATATGGATACCGCAGCTCGTAAATGGATGGGTGAAACTGCGTACTCTGGTGGATTAAACGCCATCACTGGGCTAGAGATTGGTGCTCGTATCGGGTTAAGTGATTTAATATTCCGTGATAATAGCTACAACCGTGACCAAACACCAATTCAAGCTGTAACTGAAATGCTAGGTGGTCCTGTTTTAGGCACAGTTAATCGTATGTACAGGGGTGCAAGTTTAATAGGGGAGGGTAATGTCGAACGAGGTATTGAACAAATGCTTCCATCTGCACTAGGCAACGGATTAAAAGCTGTACGGTATGCTGTAGAAGGTACTACAACTTTACGAGGTGACCCCATCACTGGGGAAATGAGCGCATGGAATGCTGGTGCACAAGCCTTTGGTTTCGCCCCTGCCGAATACACTCGCCAATTAGAAATCAACTCTAAAGAGAAGAATGCAGACAAAGACGCTACTGAGCAAAAGACCAAGTTACTACGCAAGTTTTACATAGCTACTCGTGAAGGTAACTCATCCGATGCATCCGAAGTGTTGGAAGACATGCGTAAATTTAGTAAGCAGCACCCGGGGTTGGCTATAACAGGGGATACTATAGTTAATTCTATGCGTCAACATATGACTACAACTTCAGAGATGTACCACGGGGTAACTTTCAGCAAGGGCATGCGTTACGAACTACTTAAAGATGCAGCTGAATACGACGGGGAATCAGAAGAAGACGCTGACGAAGAATAAAGAAAGGGCCTACAGACGTAGGCCCCGAGGAGAATCTCGTGGAGAGCGAGATGACACTATCAATGTCAAGCGAATAGTATCACAACATTCGCCAAAAGCGAACCCCCCATAGCTTATTTTCTATTCTTTGTCTATACTCAATTGTCCATAAATTACGTAAAGCCAGTAATTTTACCTGCGTAACTAACTCCTCGACGTTAATTGCAGGGACAAACACCGAACTTCCTATGGTAAATTTGTCCCAATCCACTAGTATTCTAACCCCATCGGGGGCTAAATCACTATGCCACAGCTTGTTTTTCGAGGAGCGCTGCACCAGCGGCGATGACTTGTTCTGTTTCTTCATTCATAAACTCCGAACAATCAATAACAATTACTGGAACTGGGGGTAGGTTCATATTAGTGCCTTTACCCATACGTTGTTTATCCCCTTTAGCTTTAGTGCGACCTGATTTTAGCCCATCAATAAACCCTGAATAGTTAATCTGCTGCTTACCGCACCATTCTTTTAGTGGTTTCGGCATCAAGTATAACCGCTTAATGTCATATTCATATCGTGCAACCAACCCAAGTCTAGGTAACGCATCAGGAGTAATCAAGTGGTCAAGACCTGTAGCGCCTTTACGTGCATCATCAGTACTCTTAATGCGTAAGATGTTGTTATAGTTCTCGGCTAAGTAGTCGGTCAGGATACTTTCTACATCCCCACCCATTTCGGTGACGTTCTCTTTGTTGTGCTTCATTAAGTCTACAAGCCAATTAGCAACAGGCCCCGTATCATAGTTTAGTAACCCTGCTTTCTTGGCTATCATTAAACCGAGAACACCCGCCGTAGAGAGGACAGACCAAAATCTATTTTCTTGTGCTAGTCCCGCAGCGGTATCAATACGTATTTGAGTTGCCTTAGCTAGTTCTTTAATAGCTGGTAAGTTGTTAATAACATACTGCACAAAAGGAACTGCCGCGTGGCCAAAATGGGTCTTTAACTGCTCACTAAAAATATCAGTTTCTTCTTTACTTGCAAAGTATATAGCCTTAGTACGGTACTCTAAAATACGTTGAGCCTCTGCTTTAGGTAGCGACTTATATAATGCAATTCGCTCAAGCATACTTGTGTTACCTGTCGTGGCGGCTATTAGTTTCCATGGCTCCCCGCGAGTGCGTTCTACATTACCTTTGGCACCCATACGATTACGTTGTTGCCCACTAGGTATTTGGTATGCAAAATCACTTAAATCTTTTGGTAGTGTGTTAGTCATTTCATCTGAGTATAAGGGCAAATTTTTGTACACTTCGGCACGGTTCATCTTAGAGTTATATGTGTCCCGCTCTTGTAGTACTAACATATCAGGGTTACCCCATATAGACGCCCCTGCAAACATCGCTGTTGTTTTACCTAAGCCACTGTCTTTACTATGCACATGGAATATCGCACCATTAATTGGGAATAGTTCCATTAAAATTGAGCCAAAGCCGAGCCCAACCACATATTGGTGCACCTCAAATCCGGGACGGTTATAGAAGTTAAGTGTCTCTTTCCACCCCTCGAATGTACCACTGGGTTTAAACATAGGGAATAAACCTGCAGTCACATTGGACGGGGGGTTACCTTCTACTCGGTCTCCATAAATCTCCATATTGCCAAGAACAAACGAGGTCATATTTTTATCTGTCCAGCCAAACTGTTTGCGGGCTTCACTAGCCGCTGTCTTAGCTTGTAGTTCATTAAACCACTGTGTTAAGTACGTCATAATTTCGTCAACCTTTATAATAGCAACCCCGTTAAACGCCATGTATTTACGTAGTTCCTCTTTAGAGGTCATGGCCGATAGGGGTACTGTAAAATCTTTAACACCTACATGGGGCAGGTGAAGTCTAAGCACTGCGGATATACCTACATCGGAATCATCAACGGCACTTATCATGTATAAATCGTTATGGTAGACAGGGACTTCAACAGGCTCTCCGTCTTCACCTTTAACTCGTTTGAACACACCGCCGCCCTTACCTCTAAAGTATGGTGCGGGGTACTTCGGTATTATGTATTGCTGTGGTTCTTCTACTGTTATATCTGCAGGTTTACTTAATACTATATTGTCTTCTTCAGAGGCTTCTTCTACTTCTCTGCCCAATGATATAGGGGACTTTATCTTATTCCAGTGCTGGCACCCAGTGCATACTCCCGTATTATATTCGTTAAACCGCTCACATAAGTATGGCCCCTTGATACGAGAAGCTTTTTCCTCTGTATCGTCAAAGTTATATGCAGGGTGTTTATTAGATATCTTATGTATTGCCTTGGCTCGGTCTTCACAAAATGCGGCTACAGATAGACCTGCTCGCCATAGAGGCTCAGATACATTAGCTTGATTTGAGTACACTTCCGCTAGCTGGGCACAACCTTTACCCTCTGCGGTCTTAATCATAATAGTACGGAACTTACTAACATAGCTACCTGATAACGCTTGCATCACTGCGTTCATATCACTAGGTATAAAAGACTTATGGGTGGGGGCGAACGTATTTTCCCCTAGTAGGTCTTTAAATTCTGAAAACAGTACAGTATTGGCAGCTTCCCCAATAATTCCTACTGCGTGAGGGGATTCGTCTTTATAGTTATGAGTGCCGGGAATACGTAAAACCCTAGCCGCATCAGCAGTAACAGCGGGGTCGGCAACAAAGCTATACTCTACGCATAGTTGTTTAAGGTGCTCTGCAACGGGCTCCCAATCTTGTCTACTTATTGCTTCTGTTAAAGGCCAGTACGCATGGATACCACGACCTGAATCAATAATAGTAGGTCTAGGTAATTTAGCTTGCTTGCAAAAAGTACGTAATGATGCTAACGCATCCGGCTTAGCCGCATAGTCTTTACCTTCCCCACAATCTAGGTCTAGGAAGAATGATTTTAATTCCAGTACATTGTATGCTTTACGAGTGTTCGCTTCTTGGAACGTCCCTAACGCAAAATAGGTATCATACCCCTCTGCATCTAAGTTACTCGCAGCACTTATTACGGCATCAATAGAATCATAGAACTTCTGCACCTTCTTATCATCGGATTTTCTAGACCCGAAGACGCAGTAGTGTCCGTTACTCCCCAATACCGATTCTAAAAATATTTTAGTATCCATAGCCGCCTCATCCACATTAAGAAAAAATCAGCGACGGGGGCATTGTGGTATGCCCGTTCAGTCCGTCAACCTAGTCGCTGTCTAACCTATATCAGGTTACCTACTAGTTATTCATCATCCCAGTCACCAACCACAGAGCCTAGGTCTTCTACTACAGCGGCAGGTGGTGTAGGTTTCTTAGATGCTACAACTTTCGGTTCTTCTATTTCTTCTACTACAGGGGCTACTTCTACTACAGGAACTACTTTAGGTATTGCTTTTGGGATTGGTGCAAATTCTTCTTTGCTGTCCTTATTGCCTGAGTCAAATTGAGATACGTTCAATGTAACTGCACGAATAGTATCTGCATGGTCACGCATAGCTAAACACGCTTGTAACTCAGCTGTTGTTAATTGACGCTTATGGTTGAATGTAACCTTAGGTGTAGGGCTACTAATGTCTAAGCGCATCTCAGTAATGATACCTATAGCGTGAGTATTGTGGGCTTTCAGGTGGCGACCATATGCTTGTAATGGCCATTTGTTACGTTCACCGTCACCGAAAATAGATGTAGATGGTAATGTAACTTGGTACACTTCACCTTTATCTAGGTTGCCTTCTAACATCACAGCAATACGTTGCTGGAATCGGCATGCGCGGCTCTCACCTTGACCTGAACCTTTAATGTTCTGTGGGCAATCCATACATTTAAGTGCTTGACGGGTTTCTTCAGGTACTGCCGCATCAGGTTTTTGAGTATCCGATGTCCAGCAAATTGGTTTAGCTACTTCACCTTCTTTGTACGGAGGGAAATACATACGGTTAAGTGGTGCGGCATTGATGATAACTACATTTAGTGCACGTTCTTCTGCTACACGTACTTCCTTGCCGTTAATGTACTCGCGCCATGCGTTACCCTTGATAGATATACGACGGTTTGTTACGCCAGTAGAGCCTGATAGCGTACTAGTTAGGTTGTCTTCTAAACCATCTAATAACGCTAGGGCGTTTGGGTCTTGTTGATTACCGAATAATGTTAATGCTGACATGATAGTTCTCCTTAATTGTCTTCGTCTATGTTGTTAAAATCTAGTTCTAATTGAATTGGTGCGTAGTCTGATTCAGTTGCATCAGCTTCTTTTACCTTATTTGTTAGTACGTTTTCTACATCGAGTAGGTTAAACCTATATGTAGCCCCTACTTTAATATATGTATCTTTAGGGATGATGCCCTGTCTAATCCATGCACGTATAGTAGAAATAGATACCGCAAAATATTTAGCCACATCTTCAATTGGTACATAGGGTGATGCCATTATTTTCTCCTCACTGTTATTGTGTATTCACTATCCACATTTAATCCCGGGGGTAGTAACTCAGGGTGTTCTTCTAAAAACTGTTTCATATTGGTTTGCTGTATCCGTTTCTCTAAAAGTTCAGGGACATTGTTCTCTACTATGAATTTACCCATAGACTCCCAATCACTAGTCCAATAACTTTGCCTTGTAGTACGGTAAAACAAACCTGCTTCTGTTCGCACACTATCAGCACCCGTATCTTTGCAGTGTTGAAGTAACGCCTTCTTTACCATATCCATCTGAGTTGATATAGCCTCATCGGATTCGGTGTATTTTGCTTTCAGTTCCGAACGCTTATCTTTCATTTTCAAATAGACTTTAACTAACTTTGAAAGAGTAATGTCTTGTGCTACAGCTACTGTTTCTTCACTCATGTGAGTCTCCTTAATCTGTTAGAATATACAGTATACTATCTAATCTTAACTTATACAAGTATTTCTTTGTAAAGGTCTACTAATTTTGAGTGGACGTCTATTTTATTGTCTAACATGTTATATACATGTTTCTCTACCTTTGACCCCTGTAATTGCACCACGGTACATGGATGATGTTGCCCTGACCTATGCACTCGAGCATTAGCCTGTGCGTACGTTTCTAGAGAAGACGTTGGCCCCCACCATATAACGGTGTTAGCGGCAGTTAGTGTTACTCCATGGGCCGCAGCTTGTGGCTGAATAATTAAAACTCGGGGGTCAGGTGTAGTTTGAAACGCATTGAATATATCGGTGCGTCTATTTACAGGAACATCTCCATTTATAATCTCTGCGGTTATACCGTCTTCTCGTAACTTGGTTGATAAAATTTGTATCACATGTTTGAATGGTACAAAAACTAATACCTTTTGGCTAGCTTCCTCTATAACTTCTTTTAGTACCGTATATCTGTTGCCTATGTCGAACTCTAAGGTCTCCCCCGAATCCGAATATACCGCACCACAAGATATTTGTAGGAGTTTACTCATAGCTACTGCGGCATTAGCAGATGTAATTTCTTCCCCGCCTGCTTGAATAATCATTCGACTTTTAAGTAGGGCGTAATACTTTTGCTGTTGCTTAGTCAACTCAACTTGGCGCATTACATAAGTTAACTCGGGTAAATCTAGACACTCATCTTTAGTAAATCGGATAGCAGGTTGCAGGGCATTGTGCACCATAGCCGACGCATTTTCCTTAGGTACCCATTTGAATTGGTTAATCTTGTACATCACCATATCTCGGAAGGCCGTATAAAACTTCGGCACTTCAGTGGGGTTTACTAACTTAGCTAGCCCATATGCGTCTAGGGGGGACTGTGCCGCAGGGGTACCAGTCAACATCCACAACCAAGTATCCGCTTTGAGGATTCGGTTTAATGTCTTCCATCGTTTGGTCTGTACATTTTTGTATGCGTTGGCTTCATCGATAACGACTAGGTCAAACCCCCCGTTAGCAATCTCACTCTCTACAATCTCAATGCCGTCGTAGTTTATTATTACAAACTCTGCGTCACCTTCTATAATTTTTTTCCGTACCTTGGACGCACCGTATGCGATATCAACAGACCTGTGCATAGCAAACCTAAACAAATCAGCCCGCCATGCGGAGTCCATAATAGACAGGGGACATATAACTAAAACGCGTTTAATTCGGTTTTGTTTCATTAGGTAGTCAGCCGCCCAAATAACACTACCTGTTTTACCCGTGCCCTGTTCGTTAAGACAGAAAGCCCTACGGTTCATGGTTAAAAATGCAGAGGTGGTTATTTGGTGGGCAAACGGTTTGTACATTCCGGGCCAGTCGTATCGGCCTATGATAGGGCTAGGTACGTTTTTAAGCTTTAAGTTTTTTAAAACTTGGGCTTCGTCTATACCCCAGTTGACTAGTACTTGGTTCTCATTGATAGCTTTACTCTTGGGTATTACGGTTGTGATACGGTTGGGGTTACGCAGCGTCAATAATAACGCTTTGTTATCAACAATCTCCATTGCTTTCTCCGATGCAATATAGACTGAATGCGGGTTGCACTCAGCCATACGTTTATTTCTAGGTACTACTATACTACTTATTTGCCGTTACGGCTACGGTTTTTACTAGGGCTTTGTAATCTTAAGTTACTCTTAGCGTTAGTACCGCCCTTACTTAGCATGACCTTATGGTCTATGTCTTTACCCTTACGAGGCACCCCTTCTGCATCTAACATACGACGTGCTTTCTGTCTAGTCATTCTGTTCTCATGTTCGCCACGTTTTTTCTGAAGCTCATATTCGTGAGCATACGGGCGGTCTTCTTTATTCTTGTAGGCCATTTGGTACCCCTTAAAAATTACGCCCGTTATGTGGGCAACTCTCTACTGCGCAGTGTTTTCGGCATAGTCCACTAGGCCGAGCATTCCACACATTGTTTATGTAGGACGCCTTCATTTTACCATAGTCCCGTAACCATTTCTGCCAATAAACGTGCGCTTGGTCTTGGGAGTAGTTCTCTTTGATGAACGCCTTGCATACAACAAACAATAGGCCACCCTTCACTTTCTTTATCTCGGGAAAGTGTTTGAATATGGCAAGTGCCATTAACTCTAATTGGCCTTTGTCTGCGTACTTAGCCGACTTGCCTGTCTTATAGTCAATGACTTTGGCTTCACCTGTTTCTTTGTTTATTATAACTAAATCGGCTATGCCCCGCCACCATACATTATCTGCATCAAAGGCACAGACTTCTAAGTCCTCGGTCAACGCCATCTTAAGTTCGCAGTGTTTCTCCCCCACCATCTGATTGAGGTTATCTAGTGCGCTCTTGGCATAAGAAAACTGTGGGGGTATAGGTGTGCCGTCTCGTATGTATTCCTCTGCGGCTTTATGAAACTCCGACCCATACAGGGTTGCTTCTGTAGGCGGGTCTTTAAAATCTCGTAAGACTTTGAGGTGGTAATACTTTCTTGGGCATTGGTCAAATGTCTTAATGCTACTAAACGACCACGCGGGTATTTTCATTAGCCTATTCTAGCCTTTCCTGTAATAGCTTGTGATTTAGCAAATCGGTATAGTGTTTCTATGTCAACTATAATTTCTTCCTGCTTAAACTTTAGTTTGAACCCCATCGTCTGATTCGGTCTGAGGGTAATTATAAGGGGCACCATCTTTTCTATTACCGTTGTTTCCCTTACGAGCGGTTTGTCTAGTTTAGTCGCCACTCTGCTTCTCCTTCTTAGCTATATCTATACCACGCAGTATCAATCGCTCAAACCCCAACTGCATGAGGTACTGCTTACCTTCCTCGTCCACGTCCAGTTCAGCTATTGCACTGCCATCGGGTTGGTCAATCAAGTCGCCTATCAATTCTATCTTCATGTGTATCTCCTTTATGTAAAGCATACTTTACATTTTGTCAGTTATGTTGCCTATAAGTAACAGGTTTTAGTTCAAAACTAAACTAATAGTGTAGACTTGTGTGTAATTTTAAACCGTTTATTCAACACAAACTTTTTTGTCTATTACGAATTAAACGCAAACATCCGCCAAAACATCCGCAAACAA